ACTTCTGGAATGCAGATGGTACTACCATATCAGAGCAGGCAGCTAAGCAGGCGATCGAGGAAGCAGAAGCTGCTGTTCGTTCCCGCGAGCTTAATGTACAGAAGAAGCTTGAGATATTCGAGAGATACATCAACAGCTTGATCAAATAAGCTGTAAAATCTTGTGCATATAAATAAAACAAAGATCTAAGACTAATAATCAGGAGTTAAAAATGGCTAAGAAGAGTGAAGTGGAAACTGAGATCGTCGAGAACAGCGAAACTGTAACACCAGAAGTTGAGACTATCGAAGAGACTGCTGCTGCAGACTCGCTGAAGCCTCATTCGGCACCAGAGGGTTCTGCTAATAAGGCAGCTGGCCTCGCAAAGGTTGTCGATGCATTCGCTAAGTTTGGTCCAGAGACCATCAACAAGTTCCTGGCATCTCTAGACCAGATCGGTAAGGAAGCTGAGAAGATTCCATCCGGTGCTGCTGCAAAGAATAAGGCATCTATCGAAACTCATAAGGAAGAAGTCGTTCTGGATGACGCTATAAAGGCAGTTATCAAGGAAGACATCGATGCCCTATTTGAAGGCGAAGATGTTAAGGAAGAGTTCAAGACCAAGGTATCGGTTCTATTCGAGTCGGCTATCAACCTCAAGTCTGCTAAGGCTATCCTCGAGCTTGAAGAAGCTTACGAGGCAAAGTTCGAAGAAGAAGTTGAGACCATGGCAGTTAACCTTGCTGAGACCCTCAATGCATACCTCGATCACTCCGTCACCAAGTGGATGGAGCACAATGAGGTAGCTATCGAGTCGTCCATCAGGAACGATCTCACTGAGAACTTCATGTCTGACCTACACACACTGTTCAAGTCGCACTACATCAACGTACCTGCTGACAAGGACGACCTCCTAGAGGAACTCACTGCACGCATCGACGAGCTTGAGGCTAAGGCTTCTGAGCAGATTGATGAGAACGTTGCTCTGAAGCTCGCTCACGAGGAAGAGCTAAAGGTTGCTAATGCTAAGCTTGAAGAGGCTGCTGTAAATGCTGCATTCATCCTAGCAACTAAGGACCTTACAGAATCTGAAGTCGAGAAGCTCAAGGGACTCTCTGAGTCAGTAGAGTATACATCAGTTGATGAATTCTCGAATAAGATAAATATACTTAAGGAAAACTATTTCTCCAGCAAGGAACCATCTGCTAAGCCAGACGTCCTATTTGAGGAAGTAGATAAGATTGAGGAAGAAGTCCAGAAGCCTGCAAAGCTTCAGGGTAACATGTCTCACTACGTAAGTGCTATTTCTCACACCGTGAGAAACTAAGAATAACGCTGAAAAATACAAACTTATAAATACTATCAAACAGACTAATTTAATAGGAGAACACAATGAATTCTTATGAGCGCCTACAGGAGAAGTGGAGTCCAGTACTCAATCACGATCACCTCCCTAAGATTGTAGACAGCCACCGTAAGTCCGTCACAGCTATAATTCTAGAGAACACTGAGCGTGCTCTGAAGGAAGAACGTTCGTATGCAGGAATGCTGAACGAAGCTTCTCCTACTAACGCTATGGGTGCTTCCTCTTCGACAGCTGGTGATGGTGCGGTTGATATCTTCGACCCAGTCCTAATCTCGCTGGTCCGTCGTTCGATGCCTAACCTGATTGCATATGACGTTTGCGGCGTACAGCCAATGTCCGGCCCAACCGGCCTGATCTTCGCAATGCGTGCTCGTTATGCTAACCAGGACGGTACAGAGGCATTCTACAACGAAGCTGATACCGGTTTTGCTACCATCGTTGGTTCTGCTAACACTCTTGGCGACAAGCATGTTGGTGGCGTACCTGGTAACACCACTGCTACTGCTAACCTTGCAGAAGTTGGTCTATACAACTTCGGTGACGGTATGGCAACTACCACTCAGGAAGCACTTGGTTCTAACTCGACCCTAGTATTCCCAGAGATGGCATTCAGCATCGAGAAGGTTACCGTCACTGCAAAGGGACGTGCTCTCAAGGCTGAGTACTCGCTAGAACTCGCACAGGATCTTAAGGCTATCCACGGTCTTGATGCTGAAGGCGAACTCTCCAACATCCTCTCGACTGAACTGCTTGCAGAAATCAATCGTGAAGTTATCCGTACCATCAACGTAACTGCACTTCGTGGTGCTGTTAACACTGGTACAACCACTGCAGGTATCTTCGACCTGGACACCGACTCGAACGGCCGTTGGTCAGTTGAGAAGTTCAAGGGTCTCATGATGCACCTCGAGCTTGAAGCTAACGAAGTTGCTAAGGCAACCCGTCGTGGTAAGGCTAACATCATCATCTGCTCCTCGAACGTTGCTTCTGCTCTGCAGATGGCAGGTCACCTGGACTACACCCCAGCTCTGAACTCCAACAACCTCAACGTCGACGACACCGGTGTTACATTCGCAGGCGTTCTTAACGGCCGCTTCCGTGTATACATCGACCCATATGCGACTGGCAACTACCTGACCCTCGGGTACAAGGGTGCTAACGCGATGGACGCAGGACTGTTCTACTGCCCATACGTACCGCTACAGCAGGTTCGTGCAGTTGATCCTAACACCTTCCAGCCAAAGATTGGTTTCAAGACTCGTTACGGTATGGTATCCAACCCATTCTCGAGCGTAACTTACTCCAACGGTCTCTACTCTCCAGTAGCAGGCGCAGGCGCACTGGTTAAGGATGCTAACGCATACTACCGCCGTATCCTGGTTACCAACATCATGTAAGATTGGGGTTAACCCAACTACTAGAAACGAATTAGGGGAGCGAAAGCTCCCCTTTTCTTTGACCATAAATATACGATGCTAACAATTAGAGTGAGAATATAATGTCAGAAAATGAAAGTGTAGCAGTAGCCCTTTGGCCAACTCCTTGGTACCTGCGAATGTTTGGATATCCAGCATGGAGGACCAGGAAACTAGGTGTTCATATAGCAGGATACAATGGATATGAGCCTATTCATTACCACTGGGATTACTCGTACTACCACGATATCCATGACTATGCTAGGAAACATTCAAAGTGAAGTGGTGTAAAGAGGGTGTAGAGTGGGGTGGTCCTAATAATGATTGGTACCATATCTACTGGTGGAATCCACTATCCAAGAATACAAGATACTTTGGCTATGTACAATACTACTACGATGGACCTATTCATACATTTGGATTGTGGTTTACTAATATAGTCTGGCAAACACCCTGGTGGTGAGTTATACTATATTCGCTGTTCCAGTATAACTCAATAGCTGGTATCCATGGGCCTCACAGGATACTCTTTAAAAATATCATACACTACACGATTTGTCAATCAAAGAAGGTTACAAAATGACGACGAAGAACTCCCAAACATCGCAGGTAAACTTTCTGCAGATATCAGGTGCTAGGTTCGAGATAAGTCGCCTTCCTGAGACTACATTCTACACTGAAGGCATCTACTTCCCAACGATGGTCCTGCCTGACATAACGACTGGCAACCCCTATCAGAAGCTCAACTATGCATCTTCTGAGATCGATTTCGGTAGGCTAGCTGTTGAGTTCAAGGTTGATGAGAAGCTTAAGAACTTCACAGAAATATTCAACTGGATGGTCGGTCTAGGGTTTCCTGAGAACCAGACTCAGTACAAGGAGCTCAAGGACACATCCAAGAGGAATGGTGGTCTTCGTTCAGATGCTTCGATAGTGATACTGAGCTCGTCAAACAACCCTGTTAAGGAGTTCGTGTTCAGGGATATGTTCCCAGTCTCCCTAGGTGGACTCAGGTTCGTAACTACATCGGGAGACGTAGAGTACCAGGTTGCAACGGCAGTCTTCTCAATAAGAGACTTCATAATTTCCGATGTCGTCGACAACTAATAACCATTGACTTTTTTCCAATAATGGTTTATAGTACATCTATTAATTGCAATTAATATGAGATACGAATGACGCTAGACGATATCCTCGAGGAGTACACAGTTGACTCCAAGATCGAGTCACTGGACCTTGAGAGTTCGCTCAAGGCAATTCCCCTCCTCCACGGTAAGTACCTCAACTACCTGAGGTCATCAAACAAAAATCTCCGCAAGCTCGAAGCAAATTACAAGAAGCTGTACCAGCTAAAGTCTGAGTACTTCGGCGGCTTCCTCAATGGAACTGATGAGCTCAAGAAGCTCGAGTGGCCTCCGTACACCAGGACTATCCTCAAGGGAGATATCCCAAGGTTTGTTGAGAGCGATGGTCAGATAATCAGGTTAACTGAGAACATCGGTGAAGCCAAGGAAGTGAACACCATACTCAATTCCATACTAAAAGAGATAATGCAGAGAAGCTTCATCATCAAGGATATGATAGCTTGGAGAAAATTCACTGAAGGAGTGATGTAATGCTAAGCAACTACACTAAAGACTATATAGAGAGCATCTTTCAGAAGTTTGCTCTACTCACCATAGAGGCTGATTTGGCGGCTGGTCTTCTAGAAGACTATAGGGACCAAGTGAACAGCTTCATGGGAGCATTCATGATGGAAACAAACTTTCCTTCGACGACATTCCATGCAGCGCTTCTCCAGATTGGTACAGATAATGAACTGCAACGTCAGCTAGCTCGAAGCAGCAGAGTTCTTGATACCTTTGAAGCACTTCTTGAATATCCGTCTCAGGATGACTTCTACGGCACTGAGGGATGGGAGCACTTCCTAGGCCTCGACTGAGACCTATCAAAGCTGACGCAGAAGCAGCGGAAAGAATACGATGAGAGAAAAAGTTAAGATTACAAAGATCGATGAGGTCTATATCCACATTGCAGCAGATCGTGGAATACTGAGGGAGTTCTCTGAGGAGTTCACCTTCATGGTTCCTGGCTACAAGTTTACTCCCGCATACAAGATGGGAAGGTGGGACGGAAAGATCAGACTCTTCTCTCTTCAGACTCAGCAGATTTATCTAGGCCTCCTCAACGAGGTAAAGGATTTCTGCAAGGAAAGAGACTACGACGTCGAGATAGACTATGCTGACTTCGCTCAGAGCACTATAACTGCTGAAGAAGCTTACAAGTTCATCCACACTATAATCCCTCAAGTCAAGATACCAAACTTCGACAAGGAGATTAGACCATACCAGCTGAAGTCATTTATAGACTGTGTACGAAA